CTGTAATACCTGATGCCATTAGATATGACTCCTATTTAGATAGTTGGATGGAATTTAGGTTTAACCGAACAATCCCGACGATTTGCCTTGAGCCTTATCGCTCAGTAGGCGGCTTCTGTATTTTGCATATTCGTTCATAGGCATGGCCGCGATTTCATCGGCCGTGAACTGACGTTGCTCCGAATTAGTTTCCAGTGGTCCAGCGGGTGGCAAGGTTGCCCTTGTCCCTGTCATGTCTCTGCGAGCTGCTGTCATAGCCTGCTGTGCAGATTCAAGAATTTTTGCGGAGCGCTCTTGCAAACCAGCAATGCTGGAGTCAAGCTCTTCGCGGGTATTTCCGCTAACTAGGTCTAACAGTTCTGGGATGATGTTGTCCCGTTCCTGGTCAAGTCGCTGTTGGCGGTAAGCTTGCAAATCAGCAAAAGCTTTTTCTTGTTCCAGAAGAGCGATGGCGCGTTCGCGTTCTTGACGCTCACGCTCCAACTGTTCTTTCCACTCTTGCTCTTTGAGCTTGAGTAGGTCTTTAGCGCTAAGTTCATCTTCTTGCTGCGCCTTAGTCTTAGCTAAGTTCTCAGCTTCTTGTTGAGCCTTGCGTGCGGCCTTCTCTTCTCGTTCCTTCTTGAGCTCTGAGACTTCCGCCTTTAAGCTTTCAAGTTCAGGATAGAGCTTGTTCTTTTCCTGTGCACGGACTTTGGCCAAGTCTTCTTCAGTGTAAAACTTATTTGACTTGGTAGTAGGTGCTTGCTCCGTAGTATTAACAGTAGGTGCGTCAACACCAGTTACGTTTACTACTGGAACGGTATTGGCTTCAGATGCAAACGCATCAGCCATTACTTCTGCTGTTTCTGACATAGTTATGTCCTTATCCTCTGGGTCGTTTTCCAAGTAGGCCTAAGCCTGTATCACATATGACCAAACGTTGTTTGTATGTTTAATTTTGCCCTACGTAGGAAGAAATACAGCCTAAACTGCTTTACTTCTCGTAGTCTTGCGGAACTCTCCGTTGAGGGATTTTGGTTCCGTAAGCTTCGGTAACTAGGCGGTTACGTACCGCGCTCTCGCCTAGAGCATTCAACTGAGCCGCTTCATCTGCTAGAGGTGTAGGACCAGCAGGTGGTACAGCTGGCTGACCCTCAGGGCCAGTAGGCAAAGGTTCTGCCGTACCACCCTCAGCGCCAGGCAACATACCTGTCAGTGATGCGATTTCGTTAGCAATCTCAGTCTGGAGAAGCTTCAAGGCGCCATCGGCCTTAGCGTCATCCATGAGCTCTTGACGGATTTCCGTGAGCTTCTCAGCAGGGAACTCTTCTCCCAAAAGGCGTAAGGCGCCTTCCTTGGACTCTAAGCCAAGAGACATCTTGGTTTGAATCTCGTTCAAGATAATCAACTTATCCAGTGGGAGGGGTGGTGGGAAGTGTACGTAAGAGCGGAAAGTAATAGGGTCATCAAAATCAAGCTGTGCAAGCTGACCTGGCTTTAAAGGGGTCGTGCTGGAGTTAGGGTCCCAAGTAAAGGCCTCTGGTTCCTTAACAGCAAGGTTAAGTAGAACTAGCTCATTGACACGCTCAAGGCCGTGCGCGTATTGAATAATCTTTTGGTGGTAACGAGCCATAAGTGGTTGGAACTGAATGCTCAAAGCAACGCCAGAAGTGTTGGAAATAGGTTGTGCTTGACCAAGGGCAGTCTCTGGAACACCTGTCATTTCGTGCATAGACTTCTTGAGCATTGCCATGAAGTCCATAGCACCTCTAAGGCCCTGTGCGCCGCCTTCAAGGTTTTCTACCTTCGCGTCCTTAGGTAGACCACCCCACACCTTGTTAGCGCCTTTTTCTAGCTGCGACGCCTTAGCACCGATAATAACTGTGACTGGCGCTGCATGGTAGTTGACGATGTCGGCAATATCCGTAGCCGTCTCATTGTACGTACGGTTAATAGAAATAATTTGGTCGCAATCCGAAAGGCCCCACGGAGAGCCAGAGATACGAATGTTAGGAATATGAATAATGGGAATAACTCCCAGCGGGTTCGGCCGTGAGTCGATGAGTTCGTCATTGATGTATTCCTCGATGGTGTCGTCTGTCAGGATTTCAGTATATGTAAAGACCTGACGAGTTCCTTCTAACGATGTGCCCCAGAAACGATACTTGAGCTTAAAGCGGATGAGGCGCTCGCGGTCATGTGGATGAAACTCAGGAAATGCAAAAGAAGCGTTGAGTGGAAGAATACGTACGCGGCCTGGGTGTGCGCGGCCTACAGTGTCTACATAGGCTTCTTCGTAAGCTACCTTGATAAAGCAGTCGCCAGATACGGCGCCTTGCTGGCCAAGCTCCCAAAGGACGGTAGCCTTGTTGTTATCTACTTCCCAGACGCGCTCAAGAAGGTCAGGGACGATAGCTTCTGTTTCCTTAGGCGAGCGGAAGTTAACGCCCTTGCCAAAGGTGAAGTTAATAATAAAGTCAGTAATAGCTCGGAAGTAGTTCATTACCATCTGAGCTTCGCCAGTCTGGCGGCGGTAAGAGTAGTGGTGGCCTAGGTACATTGCCCAGTTCAGCGAATAGCGGTTAAGGCGAGGGCCGTGTACTTCAAATTCTTCGTCCGCTAGTTCTACAAGTCCCAGCGGGGAAATCGAGATTGTTAGGTCAGAGGAGGCTGCCCGATAACTCGGTGGCGAGAAATCAATAGAGCTCACCGACACATCCTCTCAATAAATCTATTTGTCGACATAGTGTAACACAAAGCTAGTTATTATCTAAAACGCTCGCCGCGGATAAGGTTCTTGCCTACAGGCTTGGTAACCTTCTTCTTCTGGGCTTCCTCTATCTTCTTTTTCTTCTCAGTTACGTAGTCGCGCATCTTAGGGTCGACGTCTTTTTCAGATTGCACGAACTTGCCGCCTAGCTGCGTATAACGGGCGTGAACCCAGTGTGCAGCGGCTGGTGAGGGGTAGACGCGGAACTTAGAGCGTGCCTGAGTCGTAAGCATGTTCCACAGCTTGGGATTTGCTGGTACTTGCTTTGGAGTTTCCTTAGCTTCTTGCCCTTGAATTAGTGCCATATCACCCTCGTAGACCTGTACCCCCGCAGGAGGTGGAATGAGCGGGGGTCAGGAGCTTGTTAGTAATTAGTCGTTTACTACTGCTGGGTTAAGGCGGTACTGGTGTGCACCATTACGCATAACCTCTTCGATGCGGTTATCGCCATGGTCAGCGAATGCACCATTTGAGAACTCCTGAAGTGTGTTAGGAGCTTCGACCCATGCAGCTGAACCGACGTGAGCACGCTCACGCATTGTCTCTTCTGGGTACTTCTCGAATACGTTAGCGTTGCGGTTCGGACGTCCAGCGGCTGCAATGTAGCCCTGGCCAGCGCCCTTTGAGAATTCGTTTGGAACGTCTGTATCAGTAGCAAGACCTTCTTCAAAGCGAAGTGGGCCACGTTGTCCTGGGAGAGCTGGCGACATCTTACGGTCGTAGACGATTGGCGCAGTCTCTGGGAACTTTGGGTCTGGTGCGATTGTCATATATGACTCCTTGAAATATGGGTTTGAGGACCTCAGTTAAAAGTGTGCTACAGAAAGGTCTTGGCGTAAGGCTAAACGCGCTTATCTTGAGAAGAAGAGGTTTGAGGTCACCTCTACGTTTGGCATAGCCAAGTCCATAGTTAGCGCAGTTGCAATAGCCAGCGAGTCCGCAAAGTCGTCGTGGGCATGGGCTTCATCTGGAGCAGCGGCTGAGAAGTTAGGTCCGTTGAACTTCACCTCTAGGTCAGTCATCTGCTGATAGAAACGCTTCCACGTACGCAGGCGGCGTGTTTTTGCATGGGCAGGCCAACCTACTAAGCGTCGGTCAATAAGCTGCTTGAGGTGCTTCCAACGCTTGGACTGCTCCTGCTGGGAGCTTCCAACAGAATGAACCTCGGCGCGGGGTAGCAGGATTTTAAGGCGCTGAGCAACAGCGTCGCCCACACCGTTTGCATCTACACCTACTGCTAGTACGTCGTAGTTGCTGAGGAAGTTAACAATCTGGAAGTACTGGTCTTCCCAGTCATCGCCTTGGATTTCCAACCAGTTAAGAATACGGTGGTCATATAAGCCGAACTCATCAGGCCTATCCCAGTCAACCCAAACAACGGTGACTACCGTGCTGTCCATCTTGCGGGCTGGGTCAACACCCACAACCACGGGCGAGCGGTGCCACGCCTTAACAATCTCTTGTGAAGTATCCCCTAGCTCATCCATAATGGTTGAGGTAACGAACATACCTCTTTCCAACAGCCACTTGCCGCAGTACGACATTTGGAACTCATCAGAGTCTTCACCGATACGTAGCATCTCGCGCTTAATGAACTTAGCGTAGTTAGGGTTGCACTTGGCAACATCACGCCAATCCCACTCAAAGTGATTCTGGCGAGAAGAGCGAGCAGTCTGGCGTCTCTTATTCAGCTGGATTGAACGGTAAAAATTATTCTTGCTAGTAGTTGGCGTGCCAGTCTTGACCATTGTTCCAGAATAATAAGCAAGCATAGGACTAATGGATTTGCTAACCACAAAGTCATCCGCTTCTTGGCACTCATCAATAACAATAAGATGGAAAGACTTAGATTCAATCTTGGCCCTCGGGTTTGCTGTCATCATGGTGAGCGTAGAGCCAGACTTCTTGAGCTTAATCTGACGTGTGACACCCGCCACTTTACTAATGGAGTCATCAATCTCTGCATCGGCAAGGATTTCGTTAGCCGTCTCAGATGTGAGGCGGTTCACAGCTCTGCCGAACAGGGTTTCTACCTGTCCTTCGACAGGGGCAAACATACCAATCCAGACGCCGTCTTTGTACTTTCCCAGTAGGTCAGGAAATAGTTGGGCTAGGCGTGGTA